TTCCATTGCGTATTGCTCTTACCCAGACTGCGACCGTTTCTGGTGCGCAAGCTGGCGATATCGTTATGGTCGTAACCTACGTTATCGACTAATATATGTGAGGGGCGGAATGATCCGCCCCTTACACCCCATGGATATGGAGATTAGTCATGGATGGTTTGGAAGTACTCCCAGAAAACGCAGACTTTAAATTGATCGTTGTTGGACATGACGACGGCTCCTATTCCGCACTGATTTGCATTGAGGGTTTTGAAGACCACGAATCCGCATGCGAATTTTGTGGCGAGTTTCTTGATAATGGTACGCTTGAGGTTGGCGATGTTAGCCTACTTCCAGAACAGGAATTGGTAACGGTAAATTGACCAGCGTAGTTGATATATGTAATAGCGCCCTAAACCAGATGGGTGCTAACAACATCATCAGCCTGACTGAGGATTCGAAGAACGCGCGGATCCTCAATCAGCGCTACGAATATGTGCGTGACACCGTGTTCCGCGCGCATCCCTGGAATTGCCTTGTGCGCCGTGTTGTTTTGTCCCCAGATGCTGCGGCGCCTGCATTTGGATTCACCAAACAATTCACTTTGCCAGTAGACCCGTATTGTTTACGGGTTTTAACGCTTGATGATTCTGATTTGATTTTTAGGGTTGAGGGCCGCAAGATCCTTTGCGATGATGACACCATCAATCTTCTTTACGTTGCGCGGATCACAGATCCAGCACAATATGATTTAAACCTTGTTGAAACGCTTGCCGCCGCGCTTGCTGCAGACACAGCCTACGCCATTGTCGGCTCTGTGTCGCTTGCTGCGAATATGGTTGAGCTTTACAACCGCAAGCTTTCTGAAGCGCGCTTTGTCGATGCCACAGAGGGCATGCCAGGTGCAATCACCAATGTTGCCGATGCAGGATCGCTGGAGTCTAATACGTTCATTAAAGCGAGGTTCTAATGGCGCAGAGTTCTCCAGCTTTTACGAACTTTAGCCAGGGCGAACTCAGCCCACGCATGGATGGGCGAACAGATCTTAACATCTATTTTCGCGCTTGCAAGAAGCTGCAGAACTTCATGGTTACACCTCAAGGTGGCGCTGGACGCAGACCAGGCACCAAGTTTGTTTGCGAGGTTGATGACAGCTCAGATGTTGCGCGTCTGATTCCTTTTGAATTTAACGTAGAACAAACATACATCCTTGAGTTTGGTGATCTTTATTTTCGCATTATCAAGGATGGCGCATTGGTTGAGTCTGGTGGTACGCCAGTAAAAATCACCACACCATATACGGCTGCCCAGGTAAAAGACCTGCGCTTCACGCAATCAGCTGACGTAATGTTTATTGTGCATCCTGATCACGAGCCTCGTGAAATTGCACGAACATCTGACACTGCCTGGACAATTAACACCATTGATTTTAGGCGTGGCCCAATGCTTGACCCATCAATAGATGGCAGCACGCTTACGGCTAATGGCCGTACAGGAACAGTGACAATCACTGCTTCGCAAAACACATTTGCAAGCACTGACGTTGGTAGGCTTGTAAAGTTGCATGATGGTTATGCAGAGATAGCCAGCTTCTCAAGCGCAACAAGCGTAACAGCCACTGTTGTGGAGAATGAGGATGGCCGCAGTGAGCTGATGCCCAGCTACACAGCAACCACCATAAGCTTCCATGAGGGTGATCCATCATCCACTGGCATTGAGCATAACGACAGGATTCAGGACAGCGCTGGTAACTTTATTGACCAAGGATTCAAGGTTGGCATGCGCGTCACCACCACTGGCGCGTCCACAGGTGGCAACAACCAGTCTGGCATGATCATCGTTCAGGTAACAGAAGACACCATGCTTGTTAGCCCTACGGTTGATTTTACAGATGAAACTGCTGGCGCAAGCGTAACAATCAGTGGCGATCTGATTGCTGATGATGAGTATGAGCTTGGTGCCTTCTCAGAAACAACAGGTTATCCAGCGCATGTGACGCTGTTTGAAGAGCGCTTGGTTTTTGCCAATACATTCAACAATCCGCAGTCATTGTTCTTCTCTGTTGGTGGTGATTACACAAACTTTACTGGCGGCATCGATGATGATGATGCGCTGACCTACACGATTGGTTCCAACCAAGTGAACGTGATTCGCTATTTGGCATCATCGCGTAGCTTGATTGTAGGAACATCTGGTGGTGAGTTTAATGTTCGTGCCACAGAAGATGCACCGATCAGCCCAACAAACACGGTAATTAGGCAGCAGGCGCGGCATGGATCTGCAAGTGTGCAGCCAGCTGTTGTATCTAATAAAGTTCTTTTTATTCAAAGGGCTAGTCGTAAAATGCGCGAAATTGTTTATGATTTTGCAAGTGATAGTTTCTTGGCACCAGACCTTACCATCTTGGCAGAGCATATTACTGAGTCTGGCGTCAAAGAGATCGCGCTTCAGCAAGAACCTAGCAACAACATCTGGGCTGTGCTGAACAATGGGAAGCTTGCATGCCTGACTTACCGCAGGGAAGAAGACGTTGTTGCCTGGACAAGTCACTTGTTGGGCGGATCTTTTGGATCAGACAGCTTTGGGCATGTAGAAAATGTTGCCGTGATTCCAGGCGAGCTTGACGAAGATGAAGTCTATTTTGTGGTGAAGCGTACCATAAATGGTGCCACAAAGCGTTTTGTGGAGCGTTTAAGCGCCTTTGACTTTGGCACCGATGTGACTGACTGCTTCTTTGTGGATAGCGGTATTACCTATGATGGCAGCGCCACCACCACAATTACTGGGCTTGATCATCTAGAAGGCGAGACGGTGAGCATCCTTGCCGATGGCGCATCTCACCCAGACAAGGTTGTGAGCAGCGGCCAGATTACGTTGGATCGCAGCGCAAGCAAGGTGCAGGTTGGTCTTGGCTATGATTCTATTTTGCAGACCATGCGTCTTGAGGCTGGGTCTGTCCAGGGCAGCGCACAAGGAAAAACCAAAAGAATCAGAGACTTAACTGTAAGGCTATTCAGATCTGTTGGCTTACTTGTCGGTGAATCTGAGGAAAGCTTGGACAGAATCTCATTTAGAAGCAGCGCAAATCCCATGGATCAGGCTATTTCTTTGTTCACTGGCGATAAGGATATTGAGTTTCGTGGTGGCTTTGACCCTGATGGCTTCATTGTCATTAAGCAGAACCAGCCGCTGCCATTAACTGTTATTGCCATTTACCCAAGGATTCAGACGTTCGACAGATGAGAATTGTACCTTACACACCAGAGCATGCAGAAGAGATATTGGCAGGGCGTCTTAACGATGGCACGCCAAGCATTACCTATTCTTTTGCTGATTATGTGGAAAGATATGATGTTCCTAGCATGTCATTCACCAGTATTAAAAATGGCCATGTGGTGGCTTGTGGCGGTGTAACGCCGATGTGGGAAGGTGTGGGTGAAGTTTGGCTTTTGGGATCTGATAAGGTTTCTGAGAACAAAGCTTCTCTGGCTCGCGCTGTTTATGATACACTTAGTTCCTTAGCTGAACACAATGGTTATTGGAGGCTTCAGGGCACGGTTCTTGCAAATTGGAAACAAGGGTTAAGATTTGCAAGGTTCCTTGGCTTTGAGGAAGAGGGTTTGATGAAGAAGTATGGGCCTGACAAACAGGACTACATCAGGGTTGCGAGGATAGTCTGATGGGTATTCTTCAGGAAGTACTTACTATTGCCAATGCGCAGGCGCAGAAAAAAGTATACCAGCGCCAGGCCCAGTATGAAGAAAGAAACGCGGAAGTAGAGCGCCAGCGTGGTCGCGTCCTAAAGCGCGAAGGCGATGTTGCTGTTCTTGATGCCATTGAAGACTTTGATGACATTTCTGCGACAGTTGCGTCACAACTTCGCTATAATGGTTTTAGGGCAGACACTGGCACAAATGCTCGTGTTCGTCTTGAGCAGGCAAAAGAGTTCGACAAGGAAATTACAGCGCAACGCTACAACATCGCCACTGGTCAAATGCAGGCTCAGGAAGCGGCGGTGCAGCGTGAAATGCAGGCGCAGGTTCTTAGAGAGCAGGGACGTCAGGCTCTGTTCGCTGGTTACACTCGTGCTGGTACAAGCCTTATGAAGCGTGCCAGCCAAGCATTTATGATGGCGTGACATGAAGGTACAAACATTCAAAGCAAGAACCAGAAGGACGCTCGAGACAGGCGCACAGCCTATGAATGTCTCAATGAATGTTGGCGCCCTAACGCAATTTAGTGCAGAAGCTGTTCGATTCACAGAAACTGCAAATGACATCATGATGCAGGTTGCAGAACAGGAGCTTGAGGCAAAGTCTGTCGAAGAGCAGAACAGGGCGGTTGCGGAAATATCCAAGAAAGAGCTTGATCTTCAGAGGGCTTACAAATTCTTCTATGGATCTGATGATGCCAAGAAGATGAGCAGGCAGCAGGTCTTGGATGC